TCGCCGGTGCCACAGCCGCTGTCGCGACCCCGACAGACGGCATGATCCGCTGTCGGCAAACTGGCTCTCGCCGCCGGCGCGGCGTCATGGTTCGTTCGCTCCCGCTCGCGGAGCATGGCGTCGGCCACGCGGTAGCAGTAGTGCGCGGCCTCGTCGCTGTCGATAGGCCACTCGCGAGATGCGAGCAGCCCTGTCAACGCCGCAGCGGCGAAGTGGTCGCGGTCAGTCATCATCGAGACACCCTCACGAGAGCCTGCGGATACTCCAGGCACGCATCGAGATATGCCTTGCACCACTTCACAAATCCGTCGTAGTCGCCCCAGCCATTGCTGGGATTGAAAGCCTTGTAGTGATCCGGCCGAAGCCTCATGTCGTCGAGGCCCACAGATAGCCGTCCCGCCACCTGGGCGGCTGTCGTGATCCCATGCTCGTCTGGACGCCACAGGCACTCGTAGACGCCAGCCTCAGAGGCCATCACATTGAGGTTGTGCGTGACGTTGGCTGTGAATACGACATACTCGTCTGGCTCGTCGTGGCCGACATCTACATCGAAGTACAGATATACATCGAGGCTCATGCGGGCTGATCTTATCGATCGCCCGCAGAGACGCAACGAGTTTTTTCAGTGAGACTTGAGACTTGCAAGTCTCTGTGCCAGACGTCACTTCCACGATCCGCTGGCGCGAACGAACGGAGTGGCTTGTTTCCAGACGCCCGCAACACGAATCCATGCGGTAGCCTGCCGCCAGACACCAGAGGCGCGAATCCAGAAGACCGTAGACGGTGGCGAAGCACTGCCAGCGCTGAGTAGTGTCGTGAGCATGGAGAAGCCAAATCTTGGCCTAGATCACCATCTGACGCAGCAATACCTGAGACGAGTTAAGAAGCATGTAGACGTAGAAAATGTCGGCCGCCCCGTCTTCGTAGATCACGTCGAAGGCAGTATCACCGGCAATCGCGGTGCTTTGCGGGTACAGCATCGTTCCCCACGGAAACAACTCGCTCCGTGCGAAGTCGAAGGCGAACCATCGCCCGGTCGCCTCCTTGCTCATGTAGAGAATGCCGTTGTGCAGCGCGTACTTACTACCCGTCGTGAAGGTTTCAGATGAAGGCGAGTAGGTGATGGTTGCCCAGGTATTTCCGGCGATATCGTAGCGATGCAGATTGCCCGTAGCCGCGCCTTGAAACGAGTAGATAAATCTCCCGTTTAGGATGTTGCTTTCGTTGCTCCAGTCCGTCTCGTTGACAGAATGCACCCAGTGCGCAGACATGCCAGCGCCCGGAGCCGCCGCACGGGCGACTCCGGGCGTGAGCGTCGTCCATGTATTCGCCGAGATGCTGTAGCGATAGATCGCGACCGCGTTGTTGCCGAGCAGATAGATGAAGTCGTCGTTGCCTTCGATGGCGTATTGCGACGTGCTGTCAGGCGTCGCTGTCCACGCGGCAGAGACGGTCAGCGTATCGGCTGTGTTCGCACTGATCGTGCGTACTTGGCCCGCCCCAGCGCCTGCCGTGATGCGGACCTGACTGTTGATCCACTGCGACGGCGTCCACGTTTTGCCGGTCTGCACAATCGTCGTCGTGGTGGCCGAAGTCGCCGTGCCTGTAGCGAACTGCCGGAACACGCCGTCCACAATCGACGGCGTAGCCACCAGTTTCGCGTCCGTGCCGAACGAGATCGGCATATTCGCCAGCGTCGTCCAAGTGTTCGTCGCGTAGTCGTACTTGCGGAACGACGCCGCTGCGGTCGAGCCGTTGCAGCAGACATACCAAGTCGGGGCGAGCAGCCGGTACACAGTGGACGCAGAGAACGCCGACGCCTGCGTTGCGACGGTGATCGTGGCGTTGCTGCCGATGGTGTTGCTGACGATCGTCAGCACCGCGCCTGCATTCGGGCCGCCCATGATGTGGACTTGATACCCTCGCAGGTCACGGGCGAGCGTTTGATTCGTGATGATCGTGCTGGTGCTGCCGCCGGTGGCGGTAAGCGATGCCGCAGCCGTTGACGTGCCGGTCGAAAACGCCGTGGCGACGCCACACGTTCCGGCGCCAACGGCACCAGCGAGCCCCGGCGCGGGGAGCGTAACCCACCCGTCTTCTGCCGGGTTGTATATGTAGGCTTCGTTCTGCCCGCGCAAATAGAGTTGCTGCTGGCGGAAGTGTCGCGAAGACGCGATGAACGACCCCGTGACCGAGGCGGCGGGGGCGGGAGTGCAGAACTCCCATCGCTTGATGTCGAGGATTTTGCGATTGCCGTTTGTCGTGGGCATCAGGTCACCGAAATGTTTCTACGGAGGCTGTCCGCTTGGAGGTGCATCAGGGCAGGAATCTGGTCGTTTGCGCTGTAGCCGCCGACCTGTGTCTGGTTGGTCAGCGTCGTCAGCGTGGCGAGCGTCTGAGAGCCAGCAATGCTGGCAGTCACGTTGAGATTTCCGGCGGTCGCCTGGCGGACTTCCATGATGGGGAAGCCAGTCAAGTTCGGCATCGCATAGCCAATGCTTTTCGTCAGCGCGGCCACAGCCATTCGCAGCGATTCGACTGCTTCAATCAACTCGCCGTGCGACGCATCAACCGGCATCGGGTTGGCGTCAGAAACGTCGGTCGCGGTGCCGTCGACACCCGCAGCGAGTTTGACGCGCTGGTACAGAACACCGCCAACATCGTCCGCCGCGATCGACGCGCCGCTGCCCGGCGTGTAGCCGACGTTGTCAGCCATATGTCACCCTATGTGTACTGGAGGTAGATGTCACCATCAGACCCGCCGGTCGGGGCTGCGGTGCCGCTGGTGATTGTCTTTTGGATGCCCGTGGTCTTCGCCAGCGTGACGGCACCGGCAGCGATCTGCGGATTGGGGTATGCGCCCGCCAGGTCGCCGCCTGCTGCCCCGGTCGCCGTGCCGCCGCTTGCGACAACTGTCCCGTCGTCTTTCTTCAGGTACACCACTCCGTCGGCAGTGTTGACTGCCAACTCACCGGCAGCGAGCGATCCTGGGGCTGGAATTGCCCCTGGCGTGCTGCTCTTTTTGTGAATGATGGTGTTTGGCACGTCTTAGAAAGTCCCGCCGTTGATCGTGCTGTTTGGGTCGAGGTAGTCAGTTCCGGCCACAGCAGCCGAGTACGCAGAGCCGTTGCCTTTCAGGAGGCCGTTCACGGCACTCGTCAGCCCGAGACCGCCGTAGCCGACGGCCACAGCGGTGCCTTGCCATGTTCCAGACGAGATGGTCCCCACGCCGGTGAGACTTGAAGACACAACACTCGATCCGAGTGCCGTGGCAGACAAGACAGAAACTCCGTTGATCTCGTACTGCTTGCCGCTGGCGAGGTTGAAATCTTCGCTCGAAGTCCAAGCACTAACTGCCGACACCCAGTTCAATGTCTTGTCAGTCGCGCCCTTGAGCGTGATGCCGCCGCCATCTGCCGTCGAGTCGGTCGGCGTGGCGACATCGCCAAGAACCATGTTCTTGTCGTCCACGGTGAGCGTCGTGGAGTTAATGATCGTCTGGGTTCCGTTGACAGTCAGGTTGCCCCCGACGACGACATTTCCCGTGAACGTCGCCCCCGCGAGAGGCGCGTAGTTTGCAAGTTGGCCTGAAACGTCCACGCCAGCAACAGCGGCGTCTGTGTATGCCTTGGTCGCAAAGACGCCATCGCCGCCGATCGCGATCACGCTCGTTGCAGTACCGCCAGCGCCTCCGGTTCCCGTGCCGTAATACAGCACGTTCGTCTGCTCATTAAACGCCAGTTCCGCGTTCGCAAGACTCGCCGGAGCGCCAGCGCCGCCGCCGCTCGCTCGCCTCTTGATTCTCATCGTGTTAGGCACGTTACAACCCTCCTTGGATTACCAGTTTCCGCCGTCAACAAGATTCGCATCTGGGTAGTTTCGCCATTTTCCGCTGGAGTACCGAAGCACGTCCCCTTCGGATGAGGCTTCGAGATTGACATCAGTGGCCGCTTCGAGTGTCGTGAATCCAGTTGAGGCACCGCCGCCAGCCACAGAGACTTCGACCTTCGAGCCAGCCACCGAGACGCCGATATGATTCTCGGAGACGCTCGCCGAGATTTGAGGCCCGCCGCTTACCGTGGCCTGGATTGGCATCACTGCACCTCCAAGAATCCCGTGAGCGCCGTTCGTGTGACTTGCCCATCAACCCACTTCATAGACCAGCCATAGGTTCCGCGAGGCAGGGCAGACGTCTGTGTGTCGCTCAGGGCAATGTTGACCTTCCCGTCAGCAGCAGAGGCAAGCGTCGTCGCGAACGGAACGACTTCTGCTCCAGTCACAAGGGACGAAACCACCGCCGTGACTGTGTAGCCAGTCATCGTGATCGGCGAAAAGTCAACGAGCGCGCCGAAGTCATCTCCGGCTTTCAGGGAGAGGTTCAGCGTGCCTGGGATTTGATCGTATGAGTTCATCACATCGCCTCTGCCTCGCGAAGCGCCGCGTCCAGCCGCTCACTCGTCAGGCCGAGCGCTTCGGCATCGCAAACAACTTCTCCAGCCCCGCCTTGATGTCGGTGCCGAGCAGTTCCAGCACGCGGGCTTCGACCTGCGATTGCGTGTAGTCGCCCACCGCGTCGTAGGATTCCTTCTCCCACAGCACCAGCGGAAAAGGGCAGGGTCGAACTTGCGCCACGCAGGACTTCCGCGTGG